CAGCCGATGTCGAACTCGCCGAAGGACATGGAGCTGGCGGGGCTGCACAATCTGACCGAGTCCCGCATCTGCGCGGTATTCGGAGTCCCGCCGATTTTGGTGGGGGCTAACGTCGGACTCCAGCGATCGACATTCTCCAACTACCGGGAGGCCCGTCTGGCGTTCCACAGCGAGACCCTGGAGCCGATGGTCGCCCGAATCCTCCGGTACTTCAACGCGAACCTGTTCGACGAGTACAGCACCAACGAGACCCTCGCAGTCGACTGGGCCGCGATGCGGGCCACGCTCGACGACCAGGAGGCGACGACGACCCGCCTGACGGCTTTGTTCGCGGGCGGCATCCTCACCCTGAACGAGACGCGGGAGGCACTGGGATTCGAGGCGGTCTCAGACGGTGCGCTCCGGCGCATCCCGTCATCGGTCTTCGAGGTAGCCGAGGGGCAGGCCGCTCCGGTCGCGGTCGATGCCGCTCCGGTCGAGCAGGCGCACCCGATTCTCGCGGAGATCAAGGCTCCTCGCGTTGCTCCTCGCGCCCAGATACTCCGACGCCGGATGATCGAGGAGCGGGAGGAGGAGACAGACGCGCTGAGTGCCAAGGTACTGACCCACTTCCGAGGCATCCGTAACCGGGTCGACGGCATCCTCGGGCGTCACATGGAGCGGCAGACCGCCCAGACGAAGGACTATCCGTTCGGCGTCTCCGATATGCTCCCGCCCATCGAGACAGGCAACATGGAGAGAATCCTGGAGGCGGCATATCGCCGGGTCTCGAAGCGGACGTTCGGGACGATCAACGACGTCGGCGTCGCCGGGACTCTCGACTGGTCGGACAAGCTGCCGACGGTCCAGCGGGTACTGACCCAGGCACCGACGCGGGCTGCGATGATCCACCGGACGACATCCAAGGCCATCGGACGGGCGGTGGGTATCGGTCTGGAGCGGGGTTACTCCATCGAGCAACTAGCACGGGGCGTACCGGACGACAAGTTCCCCGGTATCCGCTCGATCCTGGGCGAGACCGAGAACCGGTCGAGGCTGATAGCCCGCACCGAAATAATGAGGACGCAAAATGCGACAACGATCGGTTTTTACAGGGAACAAAATTTTGTGTACGTCCAGGCCGACGACGTGGACGGAGACCCCGACGACGATTTCGTCGACCCCGGCGACCCAGAAGGCCGGACCTGCGCGGAGCGGCACGGCAAGATATATACGCTGGAAGATGCCCAGAACATTGACGACCATCCCAACGGGACGCTGAACTGGATGCCGATGCCGAGGGGCTACACAGGGGGAGCGACATGATTCACAAGACCGTGATCGCCAGCGCGAAGGCCATCGACGAGGCCGAGGGGATCGTCGAGGCGTACACGAACACGATGGGCGTGGTCGATGCCGATGGCGACATCGTGGAGCCGACCGCCTTCGATGCCTCGATCGCCGATAATCTGCCGATACCCGTCCTGTCCGGCCATGACCAAGGGAAGCTCGTCGGGAAGGTCATCTTCGCCCAGCCCCGGCACATCGAGGGTGACGAGTACCGGCTGTTCACTAGGATGAGAATGAACATGGAGACCGAGGCGGGCCGGGACGCCTTCAGTAATGTCGCCGGGGATTACGTCCGCGAGTGGTCTATCGGGTTCAATATCCCGAAGGAATCCGACGTCGAGCAGGAGGGCAGCGATGTCTCGACGGTCGTCAGGCGCATAGCGAACCTGGACTGGGTCGAGGTCTCGTCGGTGATACGCGGGTCGTCTCCCTCCACCGAGACCGTTGCGGCCAAATCCTCGCCGGTGACGGAGGAGAAGGGCGCGATCCCGTCCCACCTGACGGCCTGGGTCGAGGACGCCTGGGACGGCAGTCTGATGCGGGGCCGCATCAAGGGCGGGGCGGCAGTCCTCCGAGCGGCCCATGCCTGGGTCGATGCCGACGGCGATCCCGAACTCAAGTCGAGCTACAAATATCTGCACCACCATGTCGGTCGCAATGGCCGAGGCGGGGCCGCGAACGTCCGGGCCATCACGACTGCCCTGGCGAACCTCAACGCCCGCAGGACGTCGATACCGGAGAACGACCGGCGCGGGGTGTACAACCACCTGGCACGGCACCTACGCGAGGCTGGCCGTAGGCCCTCCGAGCTACGGTCTGCCGATCCTCCCGACGGCTCCAAGCCCTACCCGAACTTCCACGCCTGCAGGTTGCGGGAGCCGGACGAGTTCAACGAGTTCCGCACCGGCGACTCGACCATCGGCGACAAGCCGGTCAAGGTACTGTACGGCAGAGAGATGGAGACCGGGGACTGGGCCATCGCATCATACCGATTCCCAGCCGACGATTGGACCGAGACCGAGGCCCGTGCGTTCTGCACGGATCACGACGGGATCAAATTCGAGCCAGCAACCGGCGATGACGACTCCGACGCAACGGACGAAGCCGCCTCCGACACGGCCCCTGAAGCCGCCTTGGACACGGCAGAGCGGACGTTGCGCCTACAGCGGGTCAAACTCGCTCTGCATGGAATAAACCAAACGAAGGAGTTTTGATTTGAACACTAAAGAGACGAGACAGGAGGCCAACGCCCTCCTCGGTCAAGCGGAGACGGCTCTCGCCGGCGGCAACGTCGAGGAGTTCGAGCGCATGATCGTGGACGCCCAGGCCAAGATGGAAGAGGCCGACAAGGTCGACCAGGCAGCTAGCCAGTTGAAGATTCTCCAGGGCGAGTTCTCTCGCCCGACCAACAGTGTCCCGATAGCCGACAAGGACGTCGCGGCATACGACCCGAACGACACGAGCCGCAACACGAAGGCGTCCTACAAGCCCAGTTCCTGGGTCAAGGATCTCCCCGCGATGGCCCAGCCGTTGTGGGTGCAGGAGCAGATGGGTCAGACCCAGAAGGACGAGGCCCAGTTCCAGACCGACGTATTCGTCAAGTGGTTGAGGTCTCCGTCCGACGACGTGTTCTGGAAGACCGCCAGCGCAGACGAAGTAAAGGCCATGCAGGAGGAGACGGATGCCGAGGGTAAGATAGCATTGCCCCTGTAGCTAGTAATAGCTACAGCAAACCCGGTGAATTGCGGGAAGGCTAAATCGAGAGACAAGCTAATCCGCAGCCAAGCCCAGGGAACGGCAATAGTACCTGGGACGGTTCAGAGACTAGGGGATGACCAGCCGAAGGAATAAGCCCCACCAGCGCCGGGCAACCCGAACGGGTTGATGAGATAGTCCGACCTCATGGGAAACCGTGAGAGGCCAGCAGAAATGTCTGGCCCGCCCGAAAGGGTAGTAACAAAGTGGGTTTCTTCGTACCAGAGCAGTTTATTAGCCAGACGATTCACGATCCGGGAGTGCCGGGTTCCCAGCTTCGGCCCCTCTGCACCGTGATCCGGGTGTCGTCGAAGGACGGTTACGTTCCAACGATGGGCAGCGCGACATGGGCGGCGATAGCCGAGGAGGCCGCGTACAGCGACCAGACGCCCACGGTTGGGCAGGTCGCCTTCTCGCTGGAGAAGTCCGGCGGGCTGGTCAAGGTAACGCGGGAGCTACTGGAGGACTCCGCGATAAACCTCCCGGCATTGCTAACCCAGATATTCCAAGAGGCAGCGGGCCGGTTCGAGGACGTGGGCATCATCAGCGGTAACAACACCACGCAGTATGCAGGGATCATGTCCGATTCCGACGTGGCGTTCTACACGATGGCGGGAAGCACCAGCGTGGTAGTTGCCGACCTTATCGGCACGTTCTACGCCCTGGACGCGCAGCACCGGGCGAACAGCACCTGGGTTATGAAGTCGGCGATCAACTCGCTGATCAACCAGATTCAGGTAACCGGGAACGGCGTCACTGGGATCGCCAACATCACCACCGCTCCGGCGGCGTTCATCCTGGGTCGGCCAGTGGTGGATACCGACGTCACCAGCGGATTGGGCGGGACGATCACCAGCACCGAGAAGATCGCGATATTCGGCGACTTCAGGCAATACTATGTCTTCGACAGGGTCGGATTCACAATAAGGCGTAACGAAAGCGAATTCATGAATACGGACCAGCTGGCGTTTTATGCCAACAGGCGGGGTGACGGTCAGGTCGGACTCGCGGCAGCGTTCAAGATTTCAAGAGCCGCATAACTTAGCGGCAACAAGTAGGGGGCGGGGCTTCGGCCCCGTCCCCTGGTCGGGAGGAGATTTATGCCGAAGGCACAGAGCCTGGTCAATGTCACGTTCGGGGCGACCGGGGAGGTGTACGAGATGGGCGAGGTCTACGACGTCCCTGCCGCTACCCTCAAGAAATACCCTGACTACTTCAAGAAGCAGTCAGCGAAGCCCAAGAACAAACAGGCCCAGACCCAGGAGAACAAGTAGGTGGCGACCCGTCACACATACGCGACCGCTGACGACCTACGAGACTACCTGGCCGGGACGAGCTACTCGTCCGGCTGGACGTCTGACGCGGGGTCTATCCGGCGCATCCTTGAGGCGGCGAGCCGTAGGGTCGACGACTACTGTGGCGGCGGTACGTTTGGGCCTCTCACCGAAACCCGGTATTACGACATCGGCTCCGGTGGCCTCCGGCAGTCCCCGCAGTACCAGACCGTCGCGATCACCGATGACATCAAGACCGCGATGTCTACTCCCGGCGTCGTGCCTCTGGACGGCTGGATCGTCAGCCCGACGACCGTCACGGCCTACGGCGGGACAGACCGGGCCACCTCGGAGACGTTGACCGAGGGACATAACGCGGACTTCTTTTTGATGCCCTACAACTCCTCGCCGAAGACGATCCTGAAATTGAACGAGGACACGACCAAGGGCCTCGACGCGGGCCAGCAGACCCTCTCGATCCTCGGCTCCTGGGGCTACACCGCCGACACGGTCAGCGTGACGACCGCCGACGCCATATCGTCCACGACAGCGACGTCCGCGTCGGTGACGTCTGCGACCGATCTCGGCCCAGCGCAGACCATCCTCATCGACTCCGAACAGATATATATCACGGCCATCTCCGGTAACACCCTCACGGTGGAGCGAGGCGTCAACGGCTCGACGGCGGCTACTCACAGCGGAGGGGCGTCCCTCTACCGGTACGACTATCCCGAACTGGTCGTGCAGGCGTGTCTCGACCTGTCGAAGATAGTGTTCCGAGACCGCGACCTGGGAGCCGTCACGACTATAGGCTCCGGCGACGCGGCGATCACGTCCGCCGCCGGGGAGATCAACTCTATCCTGATGACCCTCGGCCAGTACCGGGTGACCGGCACCAGTAACGGGGTGTTCTTCTGATGGTGGCGCCGACCACGACGTTCAAGGTCAAGGGGCCAGTGTTCGAGAAGCCCACCCAGATCAGTCTCGGATTCACCGAGGCGGTCAATCGGGGGCTGCTCGATCTGGTCATCATCGAGGGCAGCAATCGAGTGAAGGAAGACCTGTGGGGGCCAACATCTGCCGAAGCCTATAAGAAATCAACGCCGAGCCAGAGACACGGTGCGAAGACCCGAACTCTGAAGCGGGCGGTATTGGGGAGCGTCCCCGAGGACGGTATCGGGCAGATTGACGCCGGAGAGCATCAATACAGGGAAAACCTGAACTATGCCATCAAGGTCGAAAGGCTCTATGGGATGTTTCAGAAAGTCTATGACCGTATCAACAATAATCCGAAGATGTACGAGGACTATATCGGGGACGCCCTGATCGAGGCGTTCGCTTGAGCCGGTCGGGGGCGTTGGCCCAGATCGACACCCTCCTGGCGGCGATCTCCGACCCTGCCTTCGTGGCGGTCTATCGCGGGGAGCCGCTGGCGATATCAGGGACTCCGGTCCTGGCCTTCTGGTTGACGGGCCGGACCAGCGACTTCGAGACCCTGGGCGATATCGGGTCGCGGGTAACAGTCATGGTGCGGGCATATTTCAGGATGCAGGACTCACCAGACGTGCGGGAGAGCATCGAGGAGGAGGTCTGGGACGCGATGTACCAGATCGACAGCCAGCTCCGCTCGGACGCCGACCTGGGCGGCAACGTGACCGACTCCTCGGTCGGGGCCGCGACCGTCGGCTACACCAACATGAGCGGCGGGGTGTTCCGCACGGTGTCAGTCCCATACGAGATGGAGCTTTACGGCGAGGTCACGATCACGCCGTAGCGGCCCCAGGATGGCCGGAGAGCGTTGTGAACATGGAGGACGTGTATGGCTAAGACGAACGGATTGAACGTCCGGCTCTATGTCGAGGGCTATGACCTGTCGG